GACCCACATAGATGTCTCGTTCCCAAGGCATCATATTTTCAATCTCTGTTAAGCTATATTTATGGTACTGCATCAAAGCAAAATTAAGTTTGAAGTAACTCTCCAAACTCATATGCACCATCGCTACCCGAAAAAAGATGCTAATCCCTCAAGCACTACTTCACTTTTAACTTTAGTTTTAGGATTAGTAACTTCAATTGTATGCTTAAGTTTAGGCATAGATTCAAAGAACTTTTCAATCTCTTTGAATTGTGATGAATTCATTGACTCAAGAAATTCTTTTACTTCTTTCTTGGTGCAATCAGCAGTTGCCCAAACCTCATCTTCATTATAAATTTTATCTATACATGTAGCAATCAATTCAAATGATTGATCCATCTGATTGCCTTCTTCAAAATCAAAATTATTTTTAATGAATTGTTCTAGTGATGGATACTTCATCTCCATCATCAACTCATCATCCAATTTAATTTGATTAGTGTGATCATCATCCTTCTCAACCTGAATATCATCCAGATTAATAAAGATAGGAACATTTGTTTCTCCATCATCTGGACAAACAATATTAACTTCTAACTCTTCTCCTACAGACTTTCCTCTTATGTTCAGGAATAGATATTCAATATCAAATGTAGGTAGAGTTTCTACTTTAACTCCCTTTGTAAGAACACAATTTTTCAATACTGCTTTAATAGCATTAGTAATTTGTTTCGTGTCTTCACTTTCTAGAGCAATCACAAGTACCTTTTCTTCTTTAACTAGAAACGGTCTATACTTAATACTCTTTCCTGTTGAGGGTAGATCCAACTCATACGTCGGTGTCGCAATCTTTGGTAAAGGCATAATATCCTATAACAATATCAGTGTATTTATTTAGAAGGGTATTCAAGTAAAAATATTTTCTGCTGCTTGCTGAAAAATATTCAATATACCTAGATCAGATTCTCTAGTTATTGTAGTGTCAACTACATAACGAATATATGTCATGGCAACACTACATTTTAGTAAGTCTGATCCATCATATGATACAGGCATTGATGTTATCTGTAAAGGATAACTCTTTATAAACTGGTAAGTTAATGCTTGAGAATAATCTTTCTCAAATTTAGTAACAGTTAAACCAGAAACTGAATATGTATCTGGATATCTTACTCGATAAGTATATGAATTAGATTTAGCAGCGTCCTTGTTCTCACTAGTAATAAATGATATCCAATCTTCAAAGAGTTTAATAGGTAAATAATTTTTAGCATCAACATAGAATGTTAGATCTATTCTATCATCATATATTCTTCTATACGCATGTCTCTCAGTTACTCCATGAAAATCATTATCAATCTGATGTGTTGCAAGAGAAGATCCAGGTAAACTTGCTTCTGAACACATCAACTGTATCCTACCTTGCCTTCTCTGTCCTCTGTATCTGGCAAGACCAGCAGGAATATCTAACCCAATTTCAAAATGAGAAGTTAATGCAGGGGAAAGTAAATTTGATTTAATGTCTGAGACTGACCTTGGACTAGGCATTTATAAATACTATTTGACATTATATATTATGTATAAGAGATGGCTGAAAGTAAAAAAAGTATCTTTAGACCTACTAGACCAAGAAAGTATAAAGGTGATGTTAATAATATTATATGTCGTAGTTCTTGGGAATCTAAATTCTGCAATTGGTGTGATCTAAATGAAAATATTATACAATGGGGAAGTGAAGAGTTCTTCATACCCTATAGAGCTCCTGATGGTAAGACCCGTCGTTACTTTCCAGACTTTATAATCAAAGTAAAAGAAAGTAATGGTGAAATTAAAACATATGTCATTGAAGTTAAACCTGCCAAACAAACTAGACCACCCAAGCAGAGAAAAAAGGTGACTCAATCTTACATATACGAATGTAAAACCTATGCTACCAACCAAGCAAAATGGAAAGCAGCAGATGAATGGTGCAAAGATAAACGAATTGAATTTAAAATTATCACAGAAAGAGAATTAGGTATACATCATGGTAGATAGTTTTGGTTTCGATCAAGAAGGAATGGAGGAGGATAATCGTATCAGGGAATATTTGAGTGACTTAAATAACAGAACTAATGATCCTGAAGATATGATGTTAGAAATAATGGATACATTGAATAATACAGTCACTCCCATACCAGAAGTAGGAGGATTATATACCTTTGTATATAATGCAAAAACTCCTGGTGAAAGTTATGATCAACATCCTCTAATCGCATGTACCGAATTAGAGCAATGGGGATTCAAAGGTCTCAACTTTCATTGGAGAAAATATAGAAACTATACATGGAATGAACTAGCAGGACAACTCTATATTGTTCAAAGAAATGAACTTGATGATCTACTCAAGATACCCTATGCTAAATTCATATTAAATCCTCGCTAAATAATAAAAAACGCATACTATAATGGCAGTTATTACTAGTAAGATAGCAAGAATAAGATTTGGTCCTAGTGCTAGAAACAAGACCACAGTTTATACTGCCACAAGAGTTACTGGACCTACAGGCAATCCTCCAGAGTATTCTACAGAGATCCTACAATTCACTGATCCAAAAGGAAGTGATCCTGTAGTAATAGCAACACAAGACTCAAGCAATTCAGGAAAATTAATATTTAATTCAAATGCTTCTGCAGCAATACAACAAAATCAAAACTTAATATCGAAAGCATCTACTACTCAAGTCAATTCTGTGAAGAATGCTATCGCATTTACTGCACAGGAAAAACAAGCACTTAATTCAATTTCAGGTTCTAATAATGCAGCAGTAAATTCAGGAACAGATTCCTCAAGACCTGCAGGACAGACAAAGAGTGAAGCGAGAAGATCATGGGATTCTGATTTTGGAGAAGGGCAGAGAGATGATTTTGATGCTTCTACTGAAGGTGTTAATACAAATGATGATACAACTTCTCAAGAATCTGTTACTTCAGAAGCTGCATCAGGAACAAGAAATAGTTTCGATGCTCTTCTGGTATACCCAACTACTTTAAGAGAAGAGAATCAAGATACAATTCACTTTACTATGATGGAATATGTGGCTAAAAAACTTGGTCCATCTAATGGATTATTAGTTGCTGGAGAAAGAACTGCTAATAGAAATCCAATAGGTAGAGTCGTTCTTCCCATACCTGGTGGAATCAATGATCAGAATAATTGCAAATGGCAAAGTGGCGAAATGAGTGCTGGTCAAATGGCAACTGCTCAACTTGCTCTTGAGGGTATAACAAAAGGTCTTACAGCAATGGGAGAAAAAGCAACAGATATGCTAGGCGATATAGGTGCTAATTCTGGTGATGTAGAAGATGCACTAGCACAAACCATTGCAGGTGCTGCTACTGGTGATAGCAAAGCACTTATGCAAAGAGCAAGTGGTCAGGTAATGAATCCTAATATGGAATTATTATTTAATGGTCCTCAATTAAGACAGTTTAGTTTTACATTTAATTTTACTGCGAGAAGTGCTGCAGAAGGTAGAACCATACTTCGCATTCTTCGGTTCTTCAAGCAAGGAATGTCTCCCATAAAATCAGAATCCAATCTCTTCTTAAAGTCACCTCATACCTTTAGGTTACAATATAAGAAAGGAAGTAATGATCACAAAGCATTAAATAGATTTAAAGAATGTGCTTTAACATCATGCGGTCTTCAATACACACCTGATGGTAACTATGCAACATTTGAAGATGGGATTATGACCAAGTATCAAATGACCCTAGCATTTGGTGAACTTGAACCAGTATTTAATAGTGATTATGCTGAATTCTCACAAGACCAAATAGGTTTCTAAAATGTCAAATTACTTTAGTAAAGTTCCAGACTTTGAATATGTTAGCAGACTACCTGATGCTAAAATATCAGACTATATTACTGTTAAGAACTTATTTAAAAGAGCAAAATTAAGAGAAGATATCTTCCAAGACTTAACTCTCTTTACAAAATATAAAATCAAGGGTGATGATAGACCAGATAATGTTGCTTTTGAATTTTATAGAGACCCTAAACTTGACTGGTTAGTATTACTTTCAAATAACATTCTTAATGTACAAACAGAGTGGCCTTTATTACAAATCGAATTTGATAGATATCTAATAGAAAAATATGATACACAAGCAAACATTAATGCGATCCATCATCACGAAACAACTGAAGTAAAAAATAATTCTGGTGTAGTTATAGTAAAAGCAGGTCTAACATGCGAAGCAGATTATTCAGTTACATTTTTTGATGAACGTGCTGGAGGATACACAACTAAATCAAATGTTGCAACACCAATTACAAACTATCAATTTGAATCTGAAATTGAAGATGGAAAGAGAAATATATTCCTACTCAAACAAAGGTTTGTAAATATTGTAAAGGATGATCTGGATGATATCATGCCATATAAAAAAGGTTCTACTCAATTTGTGAGTAAAACCTTGTCTAAAGGAGAAAATATTAAACTGTTTAAGTAATTAATCCTCGGCTAACTTTTGGAAGTAACTTAAAGCATCATCCTCTTCTGAACTAGCAGATGCTACAGGAGCAGCAGCGACTGGTTCTTTGCGTTCAAAGTTAGGTTTGAAAGAACGAGTATTGTCCTCTTCAAATACCTCTTCATCTACACGACGAGCAGGTTTTTTAGCACCTAAAACATAATCCAAACGCTTCTTCAGATCATCATATGATTTGAATTGATCTGCAGCAGTAACAGCAGCAAGAGAATACTGCTTCTTCCATAATGCCTCTAGTGCATCATCATCTTCAAGTAGAGGTGCTACTGTATCGAACTCTGACTTATCATAGTTCCAGTAACCATCCTTCTTGACAATCTTCAACTTAAAGTTTGCACCTTGCCAGAAATCAAAAGGATTGATTGGAGTTTCATCCTCAAACTCTGGTTGCATTGCTTCCATAACTTTATCAAAGATCTTCTTACCAAACTTATAGAGGAATACTCTACCCTCGTTTTGAGGATTGGTAGGATCTTTTACTACATAGATGTTTGCATAGTAGGAAAGCTTACGCTTTTGTCTACGAACAACATCCTTATCAGACTCATTACCACTGTTCCATAGTTCACGATTGTACTCTGAAACAGGATCCTTGCCACCTGTTGTGGTCAAAGAGTTTTC